AACTTATTTTATTGAATTGATGCAAATGTATAAGATATGCAAGATAAAACTCGGGAGGACTGAATTTATACATATTTGATAATACAAATAACGCATCTTCTTTGTTGTCAAACACAGATCCTGCATCAATTCCTATACCAAAATCTATCAATTTTAAAGACTTAGAAACTTCGTCGTATAAAACATTTGACGGAGTTATATCTCTGTGTACAATACCATTTTCGTGTATTATTTGTATACCTTTTAAAAAGTCTCGAATGATTTTCAACCAATCACAATATTTCATCTTTTGTAAATTTGCTTTATGTAGGTTGAGTCCACAAAAACCATAAACAATTTGATAAATCTTTTCCTGTTTCAGAATGTTTGTATTATATTTTAAAAGAACTTGCATTATTTCACTGGAAATATCTTGAATATATACGACACATGCTCCTTTTACTTCTGCTGTAAATGTATCATAATTTTGTATTTTCATAATATTGGATAATATCTTCATTTCGTCTTCATAATCTTCTTTGGATTCGTCTGAATAAAAAATTTTAAATACATCATTGTCTTTTTTGTTAATATATGGAATATCCCATGATTTTGGTTGTAATATACCAGGGGAAGTGACAATACTGTATCTACCTGAACCAACCAAACGCATAGGTTCAGACATTGAAGTAAGAAATTTGATATTACTAATGATATAGTATAAAAGTTTTCCAAAAGACGAAATAATTTTGATTAGTGCTTTTTGATAAAGAGTATTTTTTAAATAAAAATATCCTTTAAAAATAAAAATGAATTTTGATCCGCAAAAATATGTATATACCTATCTAATCTTGACAATTATTATAACTATAATATATGCTGTAATGAAATGTGGTTTTGACATTCATATATTCGATAAATATTTATACGTAGAAAGTAACTCTTACAATCTTATTGATATTTTTAAATATATGATATACCATGTTTTTGGATACATGATATTAGGATACTTGTTTTCCAATGACTATTTTGTATCAAATTTAATTCAAACAATATTTTTGGAATGTCTTCTTGCGTCAATGAAAAATTGTAATATTAATGAAATTTTACAGTATGACGTAATCTATACGGCATTAATTAGCATATTTGTAGGAATGTTTAGTTATTATTTGGGAGGACTTATTAAAAAATATTACTCGTAACTATTACTGTAGTTTTGTTGAATTATTTAATAAATAACATACATTGATATTTGCGATTGGCAATAAAGTGTCTGTTGTTTCATCGTCATTCATATTTAATGGAACATCATTTTTCGTAATACCAGAGACAAAATGAACATTATCAAATGATTGTTCCGGTTTATATATAAGTTCGTTTTCAAACCCTTTGTTTTTTATACGATTTGATTCTTCGTATAATTTTATATCATAGTCTAATGGTGGTTTTCTAGCATCCAAAACTTTTGGAGGGCATCGTACTCTATGTTTGTTTTCAATGATTTTTACATCATTATCTTTTGAAGTTTTTGGAGAAAAAACAAGAAATGAAATAAACCCCAAAACTAACAAGATTCCTAAAAGAAGCAATATGTCTTTCATTCTTGTGCTTAATAATAAATGATATTTTTTATTGATCATCATCTATAAATTTAAATTTTGTATCTGGTTCTTTTTTTTCAACAATACAGCAGTTATCAATGTAATTTTTCATAGTATAATTATTGCTTTTATAATACTTAATTCTAGTATATCCTTTTCTCGTGAAAATAGAAAATTCGTCCCATATATCAATAATAAGAGGAATGTATTTTCGTTCAGAGGGTTTTTCTCTCAAAATACGTCCCACTGATTGTTGAATATCTGAAATAGGACTTGCAAATATAACAGTATTCAAAGACGGAATATTCATACCTTCTGCTGCCATTTGATAGGTCGCCATAATTATATTCTTTTTCGCAGATTCATCTAGAGTTTTCTGTGACATTCCTCCAACATAATATCCAACATCGTCTGATATATTGAAAACATCAATAAGTTCTTCTAATGCTGTAAGTTGGTTTCTTCTTTCGCTCAAGATAAGAACCTTTCTATCTGGTTCCTCTTTAAGAACCCTCTTTAAAACATCAATTATATAATTGTTTCTGGGAACAAATGAACATATATTACTAATCATTCCAGTATTGTTTGGTTTCCCGTTCCATAGAAGAAGATTTCTACTATATTCCACATTGGGATCAAAATATTTATGGATTTCGACATTGACATTGACTTCGTCTTTTTTAATAAGTTTATAAACAGATTTTCCAATATAGTACTCAAATACTTTTCTCATTCCGTCTTTTCTGTTTAATGTTGCTGAAAGTCCAAGAATTTTACTTACATTAAGTTTTTGAAATGCTCTACAAAACACTTCTGCACCAAGGTGATGTACTTCATCAATAATAACTAAACCAAATTCTTTGAATATATTTATATCGTAATCTCTCATTGCAAGAGATTGTAGAGATGCCACAACAAAGTCTTTCCCATCAACGTCAACCTTTTTTTGTTTTATAATTCCAATTTTGGCATTGGGAACAAATTGTTTAACTGTTTCTATAAATTGTTGATTCAAGAAATCTTTGTGAGAAACAAACATTGTTTTTTTTTGAAAATGACATGCGATATAAACACTCATAATAGTTTTACCAAAACCACATGGTACAGATATAATCCCTCCTCTTTTTAAAGGATCTGATGCTGCTTTAATGAAATTATTAACTGGTTCTAGTTGTTGATCACGAAGTGTTCCTTGAAAAACCATATTCTCACAATGAGTTCCTTCTGAAAGTGTACATTTGTCGGGAATACCAAACTTTTGTAGTCCATAATATCTAGGAATATATAGTCTTTTATCATTTTCTGTGTAGATTTTAAAGGTTTTTTGATCATTATCATTTGTCATTGAGAAATTAATAATAGGATTCATTGTTAATTCTTCTTGAAGTTGTGAAATAAGCACCTCATTATTTTTTTTAGCAACACCATAACCATTAAAAGATAGGATAGACATGTTTAATTTACATACATTATTATAAATGTGTCATATTTTTATATCTACCATTATGAATAGAAGATATGTTGCGCGAGACATTAAGAATTTTGGCGTTTTGTTTGTTAATATTGGTGATTGTAATGGATGATTTCCCATTTTACTCAAAAATGAAAGATCAGGTTACGCAATTTTTCCTTGCAATATGCATTATCGTATTTGTTATATTCGATCCAATATTCGGTTTGATAATGGGTTTCGTCCTTCTATTAATATATTTTGAAATATACGGTAAGATAAGAAAATCATTACAACATAATGATAAATCAAAACAAAGTATTACAATGCCGATAGGAAGTAACGTATGGGATAATGAACAATCGAGAATGGAATCGTGTGTTACACAATTGGATTACATTACAGATGAACATTTATTATCTGCTCAAAACAATATTTTTGATGAAGATAATATGAAAAAAGAAGTTGCTAGTGAAGAGAATATCTGCGGTACTCAAGGGTTTCAATGTGACAATTCAAAAATAGAAGGATTTTGTGCAGAAAACAAATTTCATGTTTTAGAAAAGTTATAATAATTCAAAATAAATAATTGTATAAAAAATCAAAAATACGATAATCATATTAATAAGTAATTCCCGTCCTGATGTATAATGTTTCACATTATCTGGTAATTTATTTATAGCATAAGATGAAATGTTGCTGTAATATATTAGAAACGAGACCAATGTTATAATTGCCGCCTTTTTAGCGATATCCATGTCTATAATACGTTTTCTTTTTGTCGAACTATACTTGAGATGATCTGAAGTAGGTGCAAATTGTTGAACAGGTTGTTGGACAGGTTGTTGGACAGGTTGTTGGACAGGTTGTTGGACATACTGTACTTGTTCTTGTTGTATTTGTGGAATATTTTCTGGTTGTTGAGAATACATATCTTGTTCAAACTCTTTTAAAACCGATTGAACCATTGGATCTTCTATATCTGTCGAATCTCTTGTTGTTTTAAGGGGAAGAGTGTCAATTGGTGTGGACATTTGACTAGAATTATGGTTATTCATAATACCGGGCATAGTTGCCATAATCTAATATATGACAATAACAAAATAATATTCGTAGTTACGCACTTATTCTTTATTTTATTTTATTGTCTGGAATATTTTGCATATCATAAGGATATAAAACATTTTTATCTGTACAATCTACCATGTAAGGTGTATATTGAAAACAAGTTTCGTCAAGTTTAAATATTTTACCTTGTATATCTTCAACACGAGGTGCAAAAAACACTACACAATTGTTTTTACATACTCTATGAAAAAGAAGAGCGATTGCCAAACCAAATATAGAACTTATAATTTTTTGACCTACTGATGTATATAACAGTTTGTTGATAATATTTCTTGTAGTATTGATTTCAGTCATTTGTAACCTATCTTATACTAAAAAATATGAATATTTTATATTTTAAATAATAGTTTGTTTCTTTGCATCATTCGTACATTTTACTTCTTTTGCTTTAAATTTAAAACAATCTCCGCTTAATCCCATATATGTTATTTTATTTGCATTATATGGGGTTGGATATTTGATAATTTTCTTTTTGTCTGGTATATCTAAGTAAACATAAACAATTCCAATACAGAAGGCAAGGAAAAACCATAATATATGAAATTTAAAAGTTTTTTCTGTCATATGTCTTCTATATATAAATTTATACTTTAATTGATTTTGTTTTGTTCAAAAATGGTTTTAAAATATGAGTCAAGATTTTCTGGACCCATCATTTGTTCTTCATAAGTAGAACGAGGTACATATTTTATAACAGTTTTAGGTTTGATATTTTTTGTTAAATTATCATAATATCCCTGTATAATTAGAACGGTTCCAAGAAATAATAAAAATATTGCAATGCTTTTCATCTTATATTACAATAATAGAAAAATAAACTCATTTTAAACTAGAATAAATTTAAACCGAACTCTCGTTTTGTCTTTCTGTCCATGGATCGATTTTTGAAATATTTTCTGCAAGATCAGATACATCAACTGTGTCAGAATTTGCTTTCATTGCCGCTTGTTTTCTCTCTTCAAAAACTTCATCTTTGTTGTCCATGTTTTCTTTATATTTCTTCATCAAAGTGTTCAGTTGCGTTTCGCCAAATTCTTGATCTTGAAGATCATTGGGATTAGGCGACCATGGACACCAGCATCCTACCTGACCGATGAAAATATCAAATTTGTTATCAATCTTTTTAAGAAATTCTGAACGACTTTTTGCTTCGTCTATTGTGTCAAAAGTACCACGAACCTTGATACCTCGAATAGATGTTTGAAAATTGTTGTCCCTATGGAAATCTGCCTCAATTTCGGAAGAATTCACAGATTTAAAGAATTTATATTGCTCATTCATCTCAATAGGATCTGACAAATATTTATGATTGTTGTGCACAGTATCAATCATATCTTTTGATTCAGGGAATTTCGCACGCAATCCATCGAACAATGTTGTCATATCTTTACCAAATTGATTTAAAAAACGTGTAAAATAAAATGCTTCTTTATTTACAAGAACATCTTCGGGACTCAAGAATGACAATAAAACATAATTCTGACCTCTGATTGGTTTGTCTTCGTCAAGGTAATCAAAATCTTTTGTAGAAACTGTCTCTGTACTCGCAGACATTGCTTATATAAAATATTTTACTTTAAAATCTTATATACTTTTTGAATAAAAATATTCTTTGTTATAAGTATAAAAGAAAGTTAAAATGGATTATACCCTTGATGTTTGGGAGACTGTAACCAAATTAATAAAATATCTATTCGAAGGATTGGCGGTTGGTATTGTGGCGTATGTTTTACCAAAATCAAGATTACACCCCAGTGAAATATTGGTAATCGCTTTGACTGCTGCGTGCGTATTTTCTATCCTTGATTTGTTGTCACCTTCTTTCTCCGCTGGTGCCCGATCTGGCGTTGGTCTTGGTGCGGGATTTAAATTAGTCGGATTTCGTTAAATAAAAGATTTTATTTAATATACTATATTTTTTTTACAATGAAGGAGATTGATGGAATTCATAATTCAAATCTTCGCATATTTTTTTCCATATCTGGTCTTGAATATACAATTTTTCTCTACTTTTCAATAAAGGAAAATATTTCAAATATTCGTTCAGACCTAGGATTTGGAAAAACTTATATAAAACATAACTATATGATAAGAAATTCTTTCTATCTTTTGGACAATGTTTCAAAAAAGGTGCCTGAATATCTCTAAACATTGAGTATAATTTATCTTCCAAATCTGGTGAAAACTGAGGAGTCGGAACACCATTTATCCGGTTGATAATATAATTGATATGTTCATAATATTTATTAATCCTTAATCTTTTCAATATCTCGCGCATTTTAGTATATGTTATTGTCTTTGTGTCGGATATCTTTTCCTTTTTGATTTCATTTAGAATTTTTTCAAATACTTCATTTGGAATGTCGG